TTAACGCATATGACTGTGTGGACCCATTTTGCCAACAGACCTCACTGAACTGTGCTTCTTTAGTTCCTTCCGAAAAATGAGGCTCGCCATTAAAATCTTCTGGAAGTGGTTTTACATCGACTAAGGTATTACCTATTGAAGGCAAACAAAAATCAGGCAAGTAGCCGCGACCGCTGGGAAGCTCGTAACCTTCGGGCTCATAGACCCAAGGAATTCGTACGGTATCAAAGAAAAGAGCCCACCGAGCCTCGAGGCGAGAGCGAAAACGGTAGCCTTTATAGCTTGTTTCAATTGCTTTTAGCATCTTGTAATCCAGCGTCCTCTAGCGTGAGTCCCCAAAGGGCAAGATAGGCAGTTACTTCCTCGATCGATTCCCCTTCCACGCGAAATTGATCCACAGCGCTCTTGATCGCAAACTCTTTGTCCTGTGCGATCTGCGCCGCCTGCTCTGCCTCAGTGAGCGGCGGCCGAGATGCCGTGCTCTGCGGGCGCTGGGCTTTGGACAGTGGGGGAATATACGGCACTCCCGCCTTAAGCTCAGCGATGTTCAGGCGGTGGTGAAGCAGCGCGGTGAAATACTGCGCAAGGGACTTCTCCAAGTGTGTTGCATCTGCGGTTGCGCGGTGCAGATCTACCTCATCAAGATAGATCGTCAACCGCTTTTTCTTGGTCGGGCGGGCGTTCATTGTCTTTTTACCTTTTTGTGTGCTGGCGTACCAGGGCAGCAACCGTATAGCATACAATTTAGCAGACGTCCAGCATACAGCCAGCGGCTGGGCAGCAACTATATAGCGAAAGGGCAGCAAAGAAAGGAAAAGCTTATTCTATCGTCGGCGTTTCAGGGCCTTTTGGCCCTATTAACTTATATCCAGCCTATGCGATCGGTGGTCAAAAACACCTACTAGTATAGCAAAAATCAAACATAGTTTTATTTATAGGCTCATAGGTTCGGTTTTGCTACCCGACTAGAAGAAATAAAAACATTGTTTGTGTGTCTCGTGTGTATAGGCGGCGCCGCTATGCCGTTTTTTGCCGCGCCGCCGCATTGGGGTAGGCGCCCTATTGCCGCCGCCCCGCGCCCCGTATAGTGTGCGCTTCTGTTGCCTGTGCCTGGGGAGCCCGTATGCTAACAGCCGCTGTCGCCGCGCGATCACCGCCCCCGCAAGCAGCCTTTCCTTCAGAGGAGCCTCTATTTCACAGCGCACGCTCGGCCGTGCGCTTTGCCGTTACCCGCGCCGGGGTGCCCGCGCGGCCGCTGATGGCGACGATGGCGGACAAAACCTGCACGGGGCGGGATCTCTACGGCATGGATGCGACGGCGCAGGCGGGAATGATCTTAGGCATGGTGCGCACGCTGGGACAACTGCAACTGGCATTGTTAATAGCGGGCACGGCTCAGCGCACGGTGCCCTGCTATTGCAAGCGGGCCTGTTGCAGCGGGCATATGGCTAATAGCGCTTGGCGCGAAGCGCTGCTCGAGATCTCTGAGTTTGCTTACAATAAAAAGGTGGTGCGAGCCGATAGCGGGTTGCGGATTGCGCTGCTGGTGAAGATCTACGGTGGGGGAATAGTGACCTATAAGCGCATTGCGGAGGAATTGAAATGGGATGTGGATGCGGTGAGTCGGCACCACCATGCAATGCATTTGTGGCTGATGGGCAAGCGCGGAATGACGCGTGCGGAGGGTACCGAGGGGGTGGACCCTAGCGCCTGGGCGGCGGCCGAGACCCTGCTGCGCGATGCGGGGATAGTGGGCTAACTTGCTTTTTATAAAAATAGCGGCTATTTTGCGCAACCCATGTAGGGTGGTTTTTGTGCCCTGACCCTTTTGGCACCGAATGCGCTCACCCCCGAGCGCCGAAGCGATGGATCGATCGAACCCTCCCTGTCGTCGGTTTATCGCTTGAACTCCAGCCCCGTTTCGTGCGGGGCTTTTTATTTGTGGATTGAGCTAAAATAGATGTGAATAGTCCTGGGCCTAAAAAAAGTAGAGGTCGTGGTGGCGGCACCGGAGCCGGGCGTCAGAAGGGAACGCCAAATAAAACGACCGGGCAGGCGCGGGCGATGTACCAGGCGTTCGTCGATAAGCGCTCGGCCGAGATCGACGAGCTGTGGGCTCAGGTGGCGCGAGGGGCGCGTGGTGATGGAGGGCAAGAGGAAGGTCTTCGTGCCCGCCGACCCCGCCCAGGCGCTCAACATCCTCGGCCGTCTGTCCGAGTTCATACTGCCCAAGCTGAACCGCACCGAGGTCACGGGCGCCGACGGTGAGAAGCTGATCCCGCCCAGCATCGGCATCACCTTTGACCTGGGCGGCCCGGGCCGCGGAGGCGCGCCGATCGATGAACGCGAGGATGAGAACGCTGGCGCGGCCGCCCCCGGCGCGGGAGCTGCTGGCGCCAAAGATCCGTGACCTGTTCTTCCGCCCGGGGCGCGACGGATCGGCGCTGTACATCCCCTCGCGCTACAAGGTCCTGTACGGCGGGCGCGGCGGCGCGAAGACCTGGGGCGTGTCGGGGTTGGCGACAGTGCTGGGCGCGATGGCGCCGATGCGCTTCCTGTGCACGCGCGAGTACCAGTCATCGATCAAGGACTCCGTGCACCAGATCCTCGCCGGGCGTATCATCGACCTTGGGCTCGCGCCCTACTACGACGTGCAGCAGGAGGCGATCTACGGCAAGCTGAAGGACTCGGACGGCCGGCGCACCACGTTCATCTTCGGCGGCATCAAGACCGACCCCGCGAAGGTGAAGGGCACCGAGGACATCGACGTGTGCCTGGTGGAGGAGGCGGAGAAGGTGAGCCGCGAGAGCTGGCGCGAGCTGCACGCGACGGTGCGCAACCGGCGCGGCGGGAGCGAGATCTGGTGTGTGTTCAACCCGCGTGACGAGACCGACCCCACGTACCAGCGCTTCGTGCTGCGTGATCCCTGCCCGCCGCACATTCGACGCGTCAAGGTCAACTGGAGCGACAACCCCTGGTTCCCGCGCGACCTGGACCTCGAGCGACTGGACCTGCTCGGGCAGATTCGCGACACGCGCGATGATGACGAGCGCGTGCAGCTGCAGGCCGACTACGACCACATCTGGGAGGGCGAGTGCCAGCGGCGCACCGACGCCTCGGTGTTCCGCCGCCGGGTGGTGATTGGGGCGTTCGATGACCCGCCCGCCGGCACGACCCTGCGCTACGGCGCGGACTGGGGGTTCGCCAACGATCCCTCGGCGCTGCTGCGCATGTGGATTACGGTCAACGTGGATAAAAGCGAGGAGCTGTGGATCTCGCACGAGGCGTTCGGCTACCGGGTCGAGAACGACGAGCTGCCGCAGCTGTTCGACTCCGTGCCTGGGGCGCGGCAGTGGCCGATCCGTGCCGACTCGGCGCGCCCTGAGACCATCAGCCACCTCAAGAACAAGGATGGTTTCAACATCTCGGCCGCCGCCAAGTGGCAGGGGTCGGTCGAGGACGGCATCGCGCACGTGAAGGCGTACCGCCGCATTCACATCCACGCGCGCTGCAAGCACCTGCAGGAGGAGGCCCGGTTGTACAGCTACAAGATTGACCGGGTCACGGGCGACATATTGCCGATCGTGCTCGACAAGTGGAACCACGGCTGGGACGCGGTGCGCTACGCGCTTGAGCCGCTGATCAAGCGCCGCCGCAGCTCGTTCGGCTGATTCAGATGATGTCTTGGAAGTTTTTTTCGTGGCTGTTCCCCAAGGCTGCCGCGGCTTTAAACGCGCCGCCCGCGGTGATCTCCAAGAGCCACGCCGATAAGTACGTGAACCCGCTGCGCGGGCTGCTCGAGGCGCAGCGCGAGGAGCAGCAGCGGCAGGTGGAGGCGTTCACGCGCTCGGTGCGTGACGCGTGTGATCAGATCAAGGTGTGGCAGCCGCCCGCCGCGGGCGCCGCGATGGACGCGCGCGACCCGCTGATCACGCTCACCGCCGCGATGGATTCCTCCGACGGCGGGCTGCCGGCGTTCAAGGCGGTGCTGTGCGAGTTTGGGACGCAGCTGGGGCTGATGCCGTGGTTCATGCGCCAGGGGTTCATCGGGTACCAGAACGCGGCGTTCGTCGCGCAGCACTGGCTGGTGTACAAGGCGTGCGCGGCGCCGGTGGACGACGCGGTGCGCAACGGGTACGAGGTGACGACCGCCAGCGGCGAGGACCTGGACGAGGAGGCGCTGGCGCTGATCAAGGGCGCCGACCGCCGCATGGGCGTTAAGGGCGCGCTGCGCGACTTCGGCATCAAGGGCCGCATCTTCGGCATTCGCATCGCGCTGTTCGAGGTTGAGAGCACGGACCCGGCCTACTACGAGAAGCCGTTCAACATCGATGGGGTCAAGGCCGGCGCCTACAAGGGCATCAGCCAGGTGGACCCCTACTGGTGCGCGCCGATCCTGGACATGGGCTCAGCCTCGGTCCCCTCTTCGCGGCACTTCTACGAGCCTACTTGGTGGCTGATCGGCGCGCGGCGCGTGCACCGCTCGCACCTGGTCATATTCCGTTACGCCGAGCCGGCGGACGTGATGAAACCGCTGTACCTGTTCGGCGGCATTCCGTTGCCGCAGATGATCATGGAGCGCGTGTACTGCGCCGAGCGCACGGCGAACGAGGCCCCGGCGCTGGCGCTCTCCAAGCGCACCACCGTGTGGATGACC